CGTGACCGCTCCACGGTTCTGCTTGCGGCACTCTACCTGGCTTATCACCTGCACCAGCGGTAGCGGCTGCGGGACCATTCATGTGAATCTGTGCGGCTGTTTCTAAATGGTTTCCTCCGCTGTTGATATTTGTTGCGCCGCTGGTGGTAATTAGGGTATCTGCTCCGCTGACAATTTCCATGGCTGCACCGCTGTCTAAGTGCATTTTATCTCCAGACAAAATATTAACTTTGCCACCGGCACTCATATTAATATTCCTATCAGCAGTTATGTTTAAGTCATTCTTTGTGTGAATACTGACACTGTCCGCGGCATAGATATCTAACTTGCCATTGCTAGTTAATTCTATCCATGTAGTACCTCTAGCATTACCAATGTAAATTAAATCTTCTGTGTTGTGTAGTAGAATTTGATGTCCTGTCCTAGTGCGAATTCTTACTAATTCATTGTGAGGTAATGTCGGATCTCCATCTTTTGACAATTCAACGTTGACATATTCTGGAGGACCTTCGCTGGCTGGAGTTTTACGCAATAATGTCGGATCTCCGTCATCCATGACAAACGTAGAACCACCTAATCTGCTTACAAATGCGCCCGACACTTTGCTTTCGTAATGCCCAATGGCTCCTGTTTTTGCGCCGCTACGTCTATCAACTGGTCCAGGTGTGGAAATACCAAACACCATGCTAGGCATGTCTCTGCGAGCACTAGAGGTAGTAATTCCTCTAGTTTCGTCTGTGGATAATCCTTGCTGTGCTAATACTGAGTTGAAAGGATGTACTGGTTTTTTAATTAGTGTTGTGTCTGTTTGCACATTGTCATTTGTTTTTTTATTCCACTCTGCAACTACTTTCTTACCTTTGCCGCCTGGATCATTGTGTATTTCTGTTGCGGCTAATCCTGGAACCATAAAGTTCATGAATTCATCCTGCACACAACCTATCCAATATCCTTGTTTAATATCACCTTCGACAAACACACACAGTACTGTACAGCCTACATCTGGAGGCACCGCCCAAAACCCATAACTTTTTTGTGTTCCGTTAAAATTATTATTTTTATCGGTACTATCTACATTTGTAACTCCGTAGAAAGGACTTAGATATTTCACAGGTATCGTTTGACCTTGACGGTTACGACTATTACCAACATCTCGTAATAATTGTACATGCAGTGTTCCCATGTACTTGGGGTCCACGTTACTTACAACTCTTGCAAGATAAGGTCCTCCACTAAATTTTTTCTGACCTTCGGGCGATCTTTCAGGTGTACTCATTGCGATCCTTGATATTTAAAAATGTATGTGTATTCATTCTCTTGTATTTTGATTTTCGTTAGTATCTTTAGGAGCAGTCAAGGTAGATACTATTCTATTTTTTATTATTCCAAGACGTTCAACAAACGACTTTCCAAATGAAGTTATTGAGTTTGGATTAGCGGTTGCTGATCCAGATCCACCACCATCGTTGGCTAGATCTGATCGATTAAAGGCTGCTACTCGCTGATTAGACGTGTCGCCACCGGCCGATACTGCCTCAATGGCAGGACTTCGGTCATTGGCAGCGTTTTGTGCGGCTCCTGAAAACGCTACGCCTGCGGTGTTATCTACTACAAATTCTCCAGGACCTAGGCTGTCAGCAACTGATACTTGTCCACGTTTACGTACCGGTACTGGTTTATTAATGGATTCACCGGTTTGATTACGTCGACGCATTAATGATAACTCTTGAGTAAATTTGCCGTTTTGAATTCGATGTTTAACTTCATTGACCTTATAAAGTCCACTGAAATGTTTAACTATTGATGTATCTCCAAAATCCATTAATCCTGTGGAACTATTATAATCTATTGGAGTTCTAAAGACAATCGCTACATCTACTTCGCCGCTTTGATAATCCATGGTTAGATTTTCAGTGACATTAAACGATCCTGTTCCAGTATCACTAAAATTTCCCAGGCCACTGTCGGCAAGAAAATAAGGATCGCCCATTATTGTGAAATTAGGAATCATTGCTAGATCTGTATCGGCATCATATAATGCTTGTTGAAAGGCTTGTGCAACTAGTGTTCGGTAGTCTGCTTCATTTAAGCCACCGTTGTTATTACTTGGGGGTGCTGGCGCTGGATCATTTTGCATTTTGCCAGAACCTTTTTCGCCCCAGTAACTACTAGAACCAGAACTATTATTAGTGGCAATTCTGGCTGTGTCGGAGTCAGCAGTGGCGCCGCGGGCGCCGTTGTCGGTTACAAATTTGTTGTCGGCACCAGCACCCTTGGCCATAGCGTTAAACATTGCTTGCTTAAATTCTATATTAAAACCTAAAACTTCTGTGTTGTTTCCTGTGTAAAGATAGTCATATTCTTTGGCAACTTCTGTTGCTAATTCAGCAAACCCGGCGGGTTGTGATCCTGCTGCCGCATTTTTTTCATTGTGTACAAGATAAGGAACAACTTTGAAAACTAATAATTTAGGTAAGTTGTTATCTCCAAGGTTGCCTTCTTTAGGCGGTTGATAATGTACTTCTGATTCTATCCTAAACCAAGGTATCATTCCTTTTGGGTCTGCTTTTTGTGCGTCAAGGCCTGCTCTGCAATATTTGCTGTGTAGTAGTATGCTAGAAATAGCATTGACGATACTAGTGCCTTGACTATACTGAAACTGCCGTTTGTTCTTATCATAGGTAACTCTCTTTCTAGATATAGGATTCGTCGGATCTACTTGAATATCATCTTGATCGTTACTTCCACTTTCTCCGGTCAAACTATTGTCAAATTGTAAAATACTTTTACCGATGATGTTTAAACTTTCACTTTCTTGTATTAAATTGGCTGCAGAGGTTCTTCTGCTTACTGTTGTTGTTACTGGAGGCGCATTTGGATTTGCCTTGGCAACGCCAACCTCCTGTACTTGTATTGCTCCAGCAAAGTATGTTTCTCCGGTTTCATTATTTGTTCTAAATCTAGTAGAGATAGTGCCGTCTTCAGCACGAAGAGGTGTACCTATGGCCTGCCCTTGCTGGTTAACTCCTTGTAATTCATTTATTTTAGGAAATATAATTACTACTTCGTCAAAGGCTGTTGGTGCTGTTTTATTTTTAGATGCATATTCTTGAAGTCTTTTATTAACAATAGTCTGCAAACTGCGTTCACCTGATTGCAATGCTTCTTGAACTGTTGAGCCTTCGATGCCAATGTCATGTTCAAATAAATTAAAATTATTTAAAAATGTAACGAAATTAGAAGGTTGGGCTTTTACTTTATAAACAGATCCGCCAGCCGTTGTTGTCATCGCAATATCTATAAAATTAAACGGAATATTACGAGTGGTGTTTGGTATCATCGTTGGGTTTCCGTCGGAGTCGTAGCCTATAAATTCAATAGTTAACAAGAACACCGCCTTCATATAACCTAGCGCCGTGGGCCAACCCATTGCGGTGGCAGCATTCTGACACACTTGTAAAAATAATCCTATGCTATAAGGTTCAAAGACATCAAAGAATATGTCATGACCGTTAGTTGATTGTGTGGCCTGATTAAAAGTTATCAGCGAATTTATTTCAAGATTATTGATACCAAAATCATATTTTCCTGTTGGGTTTTCTTTTGTCGTTATTGCTGACCGGCCTGCTAAATCTCCGGCTCCTGAACTGCGTAAAATTACTGATCCAATGTTTCCGTTTTTATAAGTTCGTTTAGGATCACTGTGCATGGCAGAACTGATACAACTTAGTGTTATAACAGAATTATAACTGGAAAATGCTGACAACACATTTGAAAATGGCAGGGGTATCGGTGATTGCCTTTTACTAACGGTGCCTATTGTAACTTCGTTGCCGATTTTAGTTGGTTCTAACGATCTGTTGCTGCCGGTTGTTGCTCCAGGCTCCTTTGCAGTTTTATCGTCTGCAGGTTTACCAGTTTTGTTGTCAGGCGGCGGAGCAGTACTTGTACCGTTTTGGTCTTTTTTTACAGCATTATAAAATGTAGCGGCCCTGACTCCGTTACCATCCGTTCCATTAAGGCCCTTAGACGCAAAGCCACCTGCACCTAATAAATGAGCCGCACCTACTCTTGCTGCCACTTCATCTGGGGGCATGTCGGGCGTGATCATGCCGTTGTTTTTAAGGGCCTGGTAGTTAGCGTTACTGTATGATTCAAACGCTTTTTCTTGTCTTTCAGGACTGTTTAAAAATGCTCGAACACCGCCTGGTTGTTTCCAGTTACCGTCATCTAATGCTGCTCTAGTTTGGCCTATTCTATCTATTTGAGCATTGATGGCAGTGCCAGTGCCGTTAATTTCACCAGTGCCATGTAGTCCTGGTAAACCTATTTGATATTTGCCCGCAAAGCCAAATTGATTTAATCCTGGAATTGCGCCTTGTCCTAAATCAGGAATATATTTGTTACCCGACTCTAGACGTCCTATGGTGTTTTTATACTTTTCCCATCCCCCAGCACCTATTCGGCTTTGCAGAGTGTCCGCCATGCTTATAATCCTAACAATTTAAATAGTCCGCTTTTTTTAGGAAGAAATATTTCTACACCTGATCTAAAATCAAAAATAGGGTCTCTAATTTCGTCCATGTTGCGTTGTGCAAATACCCACCATAACTTTGGAGTACCATAGAGATAATTGGCCAATAAATCTGGTCTGTAATTAAACTGTGGTTCAATCACATAAAGAATATCATCGTCTTGTGCGGCCACAGATCTGATATTAAAATAGCCTAATAAACCCGAACTTAGATTGGTCCTGGCCCATGGGCTAGTGTTAAGATATTGTACAGACATTAGATGAATCCTCCTCCGCTAATTAATTTTCCTGTGGCAAAATCATTTAGATTAAACTTTCTAACAGATTCTCTACTGTACATAGGTAACAATGTCACCGTAAAAACACTTTTTACAGGCACATATCCGGTGCCAGTTTGAGTGGCGCTTGTTTGATTGGCTGCTAAAAAACTGCTGGGGATATAATCAACATCTTTAGGCAGTTCTACTGAAAACTGTGTAACTGCCACTGGCACATTTTTAAACACGTAGTCGCCGTATCCGTTTAACTTGATGATGGGCGGTGGCGATCCAGCGTTTGTGCCTTCTCCAAAAAACATTTTAGTCATAGTTCTAAAAAAATGTACACCGGCAATCCAGTATGCCGCATCATAAGAATTTTCACAGTAAAAATCTCCTGTGATAGTAATTTTATCCAGTTTACTGTTTTCGTACGCAGAAAACGGATAATTATTATGTATAGGATCCATTGAAGAATAATTTGCCGCGTGAGTTAGGGTAACCGAAGGTGTATAAGGAAAAATAAACCCGTTGGTGTTTATAAGTGGAGTCATCACAGAAGTTTGGAATCCAGATGAATAATCCGAGCCGTTGCCATCGGCTTGTACACCTGTCAAAGCATTTGTCCAAGCATCGATAGGAGGCATACTTAATTTTACTCGCCAGTCTGTAGTATTATTTTGTACAAAGTTGGCTTGACGTGAACCGTAGACTCCGTCTCCTTCTGCACCAGGAGACACTGTTTTACTACCTGGAGCACCAAACAACTGCCTTACTCCTTGTACAAGTCCTACTCCTGATTTGATGGCGCCGCCAATGTTACCGCCGATACTGGTGCCAAAGTTATCAGCGCCTTCTAAAAATTTATTAAAACCTTGTGTCATGTTTGGCTATCTCCGTTACATATATTTATTGACTTTATTAAGTGCTGAGTTTATTATAGCATAGAGGAGTTCCACAATAATAATGAAAAAAGTTAACTACTTAAACAACAAAGATTTACTGGCAGAAATACACAAAAGTAAAAATTCGTATTCAAGTTTTACTAAGCAAGAATACCATCAATACGATTTAATTTTGCCAAGTATTGAAAAAATCAACATACGCACTGTGGCGGAAGCCAAGCGTGTTCGGGCAAAGCGTTTAGCCCAACAAGCGTTCGAAGCCGCTAAGGCTGTTGACCCAAAGGTCAAACTTGCAGAGTTTGAAATTGATTATAAAAAAATCGAAAAAACAGATATCGTATTTAGGATCATGACCTATGAGCATATCCCTGATGAACCTGGAAGAAAAAAGAGTGTTAAAAGTGCGGCCGATGCCAAGGCCAAGGTAAACTTTCCTGCATTCCAACATTGGAAGTTTGACGACAACGATAATTTAGAATGTGTAGGTAAAAGTCATTGGATAGGTGGTGTAAAAACTGGCAAGTTCAGCAAGGAACACGGACAAATTACCAACACATTGGCTCGTATGTATATTAAACTTTGTGAACGTTACGCCACTAGAGGTAACGTCCGCGGATATACTTACAATGAAGAGATGAAAGGACAGGCTATCCTTCAACTTACACAAATTGGACTACAATTCGATGAATCAAAAAGTGATAATCCTTTCGCATATTTTACCGCCGCGGTTACTAACTCGTTTGTCCGTGTCATCAATATCGAAAAGAAAATGCAAAACATCAGAGACGACATCCTCGAAATGAATGGCATGAACCCTAGCAATACTAGAATGGTCAACCACGAATATTCAAATGCTATGAAACGAGAAATTGACACTTCAGTCGAAACACCTGCTGAGGATTGACTTCACTTTAAATTTTTGCTACACTACTAGGACTTATGTTTAAAAAAATTGCTGCCTTTACAGATATCCATTTTGGATTAAAATCAAATAGTGTCACACATAATCAAGACTGCGAAGATTTTGTAGATTGGTTTATTTCTGAAGCAAAGAAAGAGGGCTGTGACACTGGCATCTTCCTGGGCGATTGGCATCATAATCGTAACAGTCTCAACATGTTGACTATGGTTTCCAGTGTTAAAGCACTGGAAAAACTTGGTCAAGCATTTGAGCATTTTTATTTCTTTCCTGGCAATCACGACTTGTACTACAAAGACAAACGTGATGTACACAGTGTAGACTGGGGGCGGCATATTCCCGGAGTTACCATTGTAAATGAAATTACGACCATTGGTGATACAACCATGGTGCCTTGGTTAATAGGTGAGGAATGGAAAAAGATGGAGAAGTTAACAAGCCGATACGTATTCGGGCACTTTGAACTTCCATTGTTTATGATGAACGCCATGGTACAGATGCCCGATCACGGCGAACTACAGGCCAGTAATTTTAAGAATCCTGAATATGTATTCAGCGGACACT